TTTCAGTTGTGTTTGTGCCAAAGGCTAGGTCCACTCCGAGTAAAAGCAATCCGTTCGGGTTGCTGGTTACTGTCACCCCTGTAACTGTGTGCGTTGTTCCGTTAGCAGCAGGGTTGATTGTTACGGCAGACCCATCGAAGGCAATGGCAGGGAGTCCTTCCCACCCTATGTTTGGCGGTGGAAGACTTTTTACCGCTGTCATCAGCGACAGGTAAACGATCAGCCAGAACGTCACTATCAGCGTTCGGTATCCAGTCCTGTCGATGGTTGCCGTACCTGTCATTTAATCCTCTTCACCCGCACCCCATTAGTTGATTCCAATGCTTCAGTGCCTTTCGACGGAACGGCATAGAACCTGTACCAGGCTGCTGTGCTACTAGGCATCAGATATTGAATTTCCTTGCACTCAACCTGAGATTGGGTCCTGGCTACAGATCCAATTTGAATCGGAGATGAACCAGCAGTGGTCTGTCGGTAGAATCGAACGCTGTCACCTTCAGCGCCACATGCTGTCAGGTAAATTACTTCTCCGGTTTTCTTCTCAACGGTCTGGGAGAATCCAGAAACTGAGAGACAGATAATGATGAATAGTAATTTCATTCCACTTCTCCCAAGTAACTCAGGGATTCTGTCAAGCCAGACGGCAAGTTAATGGCTTCGATAGTTTCTGTTGCTCTGAGCCGCCGTAGATCCCGCAAGCCTTCCGCCGCTTTTGCTGCAATCGTGGGTGTCAGCAGTGCCGCCGAGTTCTGGTCGGCAATCCGAATGCACAACTGGTACATCAAGGGCTCATGTGCTTCGGGAGGATCGACCAAAGTTGTGTTCTCGTCTGCGTAATCGCCCATCTGTTTCTGACTTTCGAGCAGCAGGGTATAAGCCGTGTCAGTGACTCGATCAAAGTAGATCACTCCAAGGGGATAGTTTGAATGGTAGTAGATTGCGCAGGGCTTTCCCGTCTGCGTCTTGTTGCTGATGGAATCGTATTCCAGCTTGTTGCCGATCTTGGGGAAGCGATAATCGTTGCTGGAGGTGTCGCGGAGAATTGCCGCCGTGATCTTGATGGGCCTCTCCGTTACAAGCTGTCCCGCCGCCCCAATCGTGCGCGAGGAAACCCCGGCGCCAATCGCCAGAGAATCTGCGACAGCCGCCGTCAGATACCGCTTCGCTGAAAGCTGCCGACGCATGACGTTGAACACATCGAGATAATCCGCATACTCTTCGCTGCTGGGAAACGTCCCTGCCGGAATCAGCCGCAGGTTACGCATCGCCAGCGTGATGAGGTGCCCAACATGAGTGAACGCCATGAGTGCCTTCCAAAAAGGGGGCCGGAGTGTCCGTTCACCAGCCCCGGAGTGAGACGCAAATTAACCGTCAGCGTGAATGCGAACAGCCCACTCGGGCCGCAGGCACTTGCAACCGTAAAGCACGTCAATTCTGCAAGGGAACTTTCGATCTGAGATCGTGAAGTCGCGGACGATTGCCATGCTAATTCCGTCCATCACTTCCCGCGCTGCGAAGTCAACTCCCTTGGGAAGCAACAAATCAGCCGAAACGAATGTGAACGCATCCCGATGATAGGCGAGGGAAGAATTCAGCAACTCGTTAGCTCCGGCACCAACCTTGACAACTGCGCCGCTATCGGTTGGATAGCCAGAAACATTCTGCCTGGGACCTGAAACCGTCAATGATGGACTGATGGCTAGTGAGGTGGTGCTGGTTCCAGAATTGGCCGTAATGGTAAACTTTCGCAAAGCCCCGGTGCTGACCTTTGTTTCCGGGTGAACTTCATTGGCCCCTGCGAAGGTAACAACATCGCCAACCAGAAACGTGGTGCTCCCGCTCTGAACGGTGATTGTTGCCCCGCTTTGCGTGGTGCCGTTGACAGTATAGCCCGTTGTCTTAGCTGCCGTGCCTGTGGTGTGATCGCCGTGATGGGTGTTTTCGTAGAACTTCTGGAACCCATGACCACGCCCGATGGCACCTTCCAAATACATCTGCTCGACTTCGGTGGAGTCGTGGAACAAGCCCTTCGTGTCCAACAGATACTTGGTTGTGTGCTTCGGTGCCAAGCTGACATAGCGTGGGCTCGCAGGGGCCAGTCCTTCAGTCAGCGCCTGCCGTGCCTGAGAAATGTGGGTATAGCTTAGGGCCGCCGCATCGCCATCGACAAGGTTCGCCACCTGCTTGCGAACAGTGGAAATGACATCGGCTTCGATGTTCGACGCGAGTGTGGAGATTGCGGGCTCGAGAATTCTGGAACTAAAATCGTCCAGCGAGAGGGTCAGTTCTTCAGACGTGAAGTAAAGATCCACGCCCTTGATGGTTGCTACAGTGAGGTCTTGGCTGACTTCGGTGGTTTCCTGTGCCACCATGTTGATGCCGGTACGAACAACGTACTCATTCGGCATTCTGATTTTGAGGGTCGATCCAATCTTTCCGCCTTCTTTTGCGAAGGAAGAATCGTACTGCCGGTTGATGGTGCCAATAAAGTTTGCTTTCTGATGCAGAATCTTGAGTGCCTTCCGCGTTACCGCAGTTGGCGTGAGAATAGTGTTTGCCACAAAGGTTCCTTTTCAGGACACCTTTTAGCCCATGCCGCGCTTCCGTTTCTCGCGTTCGCGCCGGTCATGCTCTTTCGTCCAGACATCAAGAGGAACATTAGGATCGTTCAAATCAATGGCTTTGGCAGAAGCAGACGCACCGTTCGGCGGTCGTGCCGGAGGAGGTGCCTGCGATAGTCGCAACGGCGATAAAGGTGCAGGAGTGGAAGAACGCTCAGGTTTAGGTGTCTCTGCTGGTAGTTGATTTTCTATACGAGCGATTTCCCTGATTTGCTGGCGGGGAGGCAAAGCTGTAATCCGATAAATTTCATTCGGATTGGCTGCCAGGTGCCGCACCAGCCCTTCATAGTGTTCGGATTCAAAGAGTTCGTTATAGAGCGTCGTTGCCGCTGGATGGATCTTGCCCGCGCCGTTGTCGACAATCTGCCCGACAATTTCAGCCGCTTGAGCAAAAGCCGGGTCCCGCTGGCTAATCCCTCTAATCAGTTCTCTTTGTTCGTTCACTCGATTCTGTTCTTGCTGCTCTTGATACCTTTGCCGCGTTGCTTCCGCCTGCTCTTGCTGTTTGGTAAAGACTTCTTGCACTACAGATTTTCTCAACCACTGGGTATGCGCCTTCTGCCAGTCGTCGGTAGTTTCAAATTGTCCAAGGAGAGGTTCAGGCCCAAGGGATTCGGGCGCATCTGCCGGTTTGACAGGCACCTGTTGCCGCGTGAGCAAATCGGTTTGCTGCATGAAGTAGTCGGCCCGCTTGCGGTGGCGCTCAGCTTCACGCTCTGCCGCCTTCAGTTTCCGGTCAAGTTCTACAGGATCGGGTGGCGGTGTTTCCGCTACTGGGGTTTCTGGAGTCTCTATCGCCTCTTCCGGTGGTGTCTCCGGTGTCGGCGCTTCTGTTGTTGCCTGCTCTAATACCTGTTCGTCCGGCATGATCTCTCCTTATAGAGTCGATCCTTTTGACTGCGAATTACCAAACTGATCCTGAGCCTTGTTGGGTGCCCCACCCGGAGCTCCACTCGGAGCCTGCCCCTGCACGGCCATCTGCATAAGCATCTGGAACCGCCTCGCCAGTTCGTCTGATTCCAGCACGTCGAGGTTCTTGGCAATGAGGTCCCCGATGAATGGCACCGAAGGCGGATAGGCCCGCGAGAATTCGAGCAACAGGTTGACGGCTTCCTGCCGCTTGGTCCCGTGACTTGAGCCAACGGAGATGGCAACATCAAAGCGGCCCATCGAAAGGTCGTTAAAGAAAATCGGCTTCTGAGTCTTGAGGTCCACCAAATACCCCTCGGCGTTAAAGTCCGATCCTTTGGGCGGTTCGTAGTCCTTCATCGGTTCGTTGTTGACGCCGTTGACTGGAATCATGGAGCCAATAGCATCCTTGGGCGGCATCCCCTTGATTGGCGCATTGACAGGAACAAACTGAATCCGGTTGTCGCGCCCACGAATCCGCAGCATCCGTGAGCTGTCGTAAACTTTTGGAATGACTTCCACCAGAATTTCACCAACACGCTGAATCGCAATGTCGCGGTTGTCGATGTAAACAAAGGTTCCGCTGTCGGCTTCCTTCTGTCGGGCGAGGATGGCGCGGCCACTGGTTTCATTCGATTTCTGTCCCAGTGAAGGCGGGTAGATGCCGGTCGTGTCATAAAGCGCCTGACTTGACACGGCCAGCATCTGCGCTTCGGCGGGATTGAACTCCGTGGGGTTATCCTTCAATGGCCTGCCGCCCGCAACTCTAGGATCGGCATTAAAGCGGAGATACGGGAGAAGTTCGGTATTGGCTTTCTTCCACTCTTCTTCCCAGCCATCAAACATCTCTTCGGTGCCCATGTAAGGGTTCCGGTGAGAGGTCATCAGGCGCTCGGCAATGGAAGTTAGGAAGTAGTTTTTGAATCGCTGCGGATCTTTGGCGTAGCGAATCACGCCGTTCAGATACCGCTTTCCTTCGATGAAAGTTTCTTCGCCGTACATAGGTACCACAGGAATAGAAGTTCCAGGCCATTCGTTTTCCTCCAAGACTTCGGCGCCACTGATGGTATAGATTTTGACTTTCCAGCTATCTACCTTGCGGACACGCTTAATCTGTCCCAGAGGTGTGAATCCGTCTGGGCCCAGAACATATTCACCTACCGCCTGATCGCTTTCCCTGATTTCAGTCGTGCCATCAATCATCGTGACCATTGCCAGCGTGCGCTGGAAGGGTACGCGCTTGTAGTAATAGCCCAGACGCACGCGCCCTTCGGGGAACCAGTTGATTTGGGTTTCGGTTAAGACCGCAGGCAAGAGGTCGGCGTCGGTGGCTACTTTGTCTTCGCCATAGCGCCGGTGAAACTCATCGACTGAAATCACGCAATCGCAGCGAATGGCCCACTCTGCATCCGAGCCGTCCATCTCCTTGCAGTTGGGGTCGTGGAACAATCCAAACTGGTTGGTAATGCGCTCGATCTTCAATTCCTGATCGAAGCTCTTATCGTCGGTGTAGTCGGTGACAACGCAGAGGTAGGAAAATCCCGCGCCGGAGCTGGCATCGAGGGCGGTATCGTAGGCGATAGCGGCTTTCGAGCGATGCTCAATCTCTCGGATTGCGCCTTCAAAGATTTCTGCCAGCGCGGGGTCGGCGTCTGAGTCAATGGGATTGCATTCGATTTGCGGCTTGTTCTGGCGGGCATCTCCGGTAATCTGGCGTCTGAACTTTCCAAGCTCATTGAACGTCAGGCAGGGACGATTTGCGTTCTTGCGGTCGGTTGCGGCTTTGGTGTCCCACTGGTCGCCAACGGCAAAGCGAAGGTCATCGAG